CAGCGGCTTAAGGGCCGCCCACAAGCCGGCAAACACGGGCTTAAGGGCGGAGACAAACGCCTTGCCGATATCGAGGAGGGCGCCGCGGAGTTTAGGGCTCGCGGCGATCATGAGGCCGATGGCGGCCACGGCGAGGCCGACCGGGCCGGTGATGGCCGACAGGGCGGCTGTCAGGCCGCCGCCTCCGGTGATGGCGCCGGTCACCGGGGCCAGGGCGGGGATGAGCTTACCCACCGAGGGCAACAGGGCCTTACCGATGGCCCCTCCGGCGGAGGTGATCGGCCCCACAAGATCACCGAACAGCCCGCCCACGATCGGGATATTCCGCACGAGCGACCCGCCAGTGAACACGGCGGCGGCGGCGCCGGCCACGGCGAGGGCCGGGCCCCACCGTTTGATCGCCGCGGCGGCCCGGTCGATCTGGGCGGGCTTGAGGCCCTCCAGCCACCGGGCCCACAAGCCAATCAGCCTTATCAGCGGCTCCGCCACCCGGCCGGCGGCCTTGCCGATCGCGTCGAAAATCGGCTGGAGCTTCCCACCCGGGGCGATGGCCTCGGAGAGGGCTTTGGCCAGCTTGTAACTCTGGAGGATCACCGGGCCGAACGCCTGGACGAGGCCCTGGCCGACGCTTAGCTTGATATCGTCGAAAATCCGCGGAAATGATCTTAGGACCTTGCCGGGCTCCTCCATGGCCGCGGCGTAGGCGCCGGCAACATTCTTGCCCTCGGCCAGGACGGCGTTTAGAACCGCCTGGGATCGCTCCGCGTTGGTGAGCTCGCGGGAGCTCTTGCCCAGCGATTTCGCATACTGGTCGATGGCCTGGCCGGCCTGGACGTTCACCCCGGCGTTGCGGAGCACGAGGGAGTTTTGCGTGGTGATGCCGTGGATGATGTCGCTGAGGACCTCGGTGGAGTTGCGGCCGGAAATCACCGCGGCATCCTGGGCGACCCGGGCTAGCTTGCTGGAGTCGGCCAGGCGTAGCTGATTCCGGGAAAACTGGGCGACGACCTGCTGGGCGACTCCGGCCTCGATGCCTTGCCGGCGGATCGCCTGGACCTGCCGTTGCATCTCCGGGTAGCTCTGCCGGTTCGCTTTGGCGAGGGCGCGGAGGGAGGCGTCCATTTCGCCCACGCGGGCGGCGGTGCGGAACGCGGCCACGCCGAAACCGGCGGCGGCGGCGGTCGCCACGCCGAGGCCGGTCGCTACCCCGCGGCCGATCGCCTTAGCGGCCGGCGCGAACCGGCCCAGGCCCTTCGCGGTGGCCTTGCCCATTTCGCCGGAAAGCTGGTCTCCGGCGGTGGTCGCGGCGCGGGCTATCTCCCGGATGAGCGGCCGGGTATCGGCGGTGACCGGGATATTCAGGGTCGCATAGTTGTAATTAGCCACCCGGCGGCTCCTCGTGCTCCACCAGGACGCCCGGGATCACGGCGAGCTCACCCGCGGCGCGCATCCACCCGCCGGGGCCTTCCCCAGATTGGGCCCTGCCCGGCCCGGTGTCGGCCGCTGGCGGCCTCCCGGCGAGCGGCCTAGGGTGAGGCGGCCGGGGGAAGCCGCGCGGCTTAGACACGCTCTTGGCGCCATGCGCGCGGAGGGTGACGAAGGTGAGCGCATCGAGGCGGTCGATCACCTCGGCCAGGAGGTACGCCTCGGTCGACCAGGGCGCGCCACCCTGCCGGGCCCACGGCGGAAGCCGGTCGACGAGCACGGCGAGCCGCCGCGGCGTTATCCCGGGATCGTGAACGTCGATCCCATAGGCGGCCATGAGGGCCGCCTCTACGTCGGGGTCGTAGCGCGCGGCGTGGGCCGCGGCGAATTTGGGAGGCCGCCGAAACCGGACACCGTGGCCGCCTGGTCAAACAGGCGGTTGAGGGCGCCCAGGGTGAGGCCGGCCTCCTTTAGCCGGCTATAGGTGTCGGCGCCGAGGAGCTCCGCGAGGGCCCCACCGAGGTCGCCCTCGGTGAGGAGGTCGAGGGCCGAAACCGGCCACTCGCCCACGGGGGGCATTTCGTAGCGTTCGCCTTTCCAGGTGAACGGGAAAGGGGCGGCGGTGGCCTCGCCCTGGGATGCGGCCACGGCGGCGTCGAGGTCGAACGCGGCGACCTCGGGCTTGCCGCTTTTCCGCCCGTTGGTGGCGGGCGGCGAGGTCACGGCTTGTCACCGGCCGGGGCGGGCTCGTGGTGCGCCCTGGAGGCGGGCGGAGCCGGGGCCCGGCGCGTGGCGCCGGCCGCCTGGACGCCGGTTCCGTTCGGGCTCGCATTGAGGGCCAGGCCGGTGATGCTCGGGCCTAGCTGGACGCGGGCGAGGGAGCCGGAGGTTTCCAGGGCGGAGAGGGTGACGTCGAGGGGCACCACGGCGCCGCGCTGGATTTGCATATCGCCGGCGTCGGAGAGGCTCGCCCGCAAGAATGAAATCCGGAGGACCCGGTTGCCATCGCGGGAGTCGATCCCCACGGCGTAGGTGTGGCCGGCCTGGTCGGTGCGGATATCCATGTCGATTTCGCCGCCGGTTCCCGCGGTGGGGACATCGGTGTCGAAGTACAGGGCGAGGGTCTCCGGGTTAAGCTGCCACATCACAAACTGTAGCGTGACGCTACGGCTAGTGATGATGGTTTTGATCGGGGCCACGCTCTGCCAGGGCGTGAGGTCCTCCGAATCCGACGAGCTCCCCACGGTGGGCCCGTCCTCGGAGAGGTACCCCAGGCACTTCCACGGATCGGCCCAATCGTCGCTCGTGGTCTCCGGCGCCACGGTGCCCGGCGGGGCAACGTAGATACCGGGGCCGTTGGGGGTGCCGACCTGGACCTCCTCGGGAAGGAGGCACACCTCGGTCGGGGTTGGTTCGCCCATCTATTCCACTCCTCCGATCGGCCCGCCAGGATCACCGGCTCCCACGAGGGGAACGGGCCCGGCGGGGCGGCGGGCCGGATGGACCCGGATGTCCACCCGGAGCATGTATCGCGGCTGGCCGTCATCGTCGGGGAGCCACGCGGGCCCCTCGACCACTTGCACATAGGTCACGACGCCATCGGCCCAGGGGCGGCCGGCCAGGCCCCAGAGCACTACCCGGGCCGCCTCGGCGCGCTTCCACGCCTCGGCCTTCCCGCCGGCGCGGGCGTCGACCTGGAGGGTGTAGGCCACTTGCCAGGGCACGAGCTCCATAGGGACCGCGGCGATGGCGAACATGGTTACGCCGTCGAGGTGGCGAAGCTGGGGCCACACCCACGCCTCTAGGTCGGGCTGGGCCGGTACGGTCACGGCTCCTCCCGGTGCGTGATGAGGGCCACGGTAAACACGCGGCGGCGGCCCTCGGAGCTCTTGACGGTGATTTCAGTACGAACCGGCGAGGTGTGCCGGATCGCTATATCGGGCTTGCTGGAGGCGAGGTCGTCGAGGGCGCCGGCGACGAGCCGGGCGAGGTAGGCGCGGGCCACGTCGGCCACTAGCGGGCCCCTCTCGCGCGGTACCGGGCGAGCACCGGGCCGATCATGGGCCGGGCCCTCATGCGCTTAGTGCCGTACTCCACGAAGCGGCTGTAATAGACCGGATTCGTGACGACGTACTTCCCCGGGATCGACCGGGCCGGCTCGGCCTGCCAGCCATCGCGGAGGTTGCCGGTGTCGCCCACCGGGGAGCGGCTCGCGGCCTCGCGGGCCAGGTCCTCGGCCACCTTCCGGATACCGCTGTCGACGGCGAGCCGCGGCGCGCGGAGGTCGATGTCGCGGAGCTCGGAGCGGGCCACTAGCCGCCGCCTCCCGCGGGCGGTGAGCTCACCGCGGCGACCAGGCAAGTGAGGTTCCCGTCGTAGGGGTCGGCCACCTCCCGCACCTGGGATAGCACGTAGGCGGCGCCGCGCACCCGGGCCCAGGTGCCGTCCGTGGCGGGCGCCTCCGGGGGCAGGTACAACGTCCCGGACGCAGCGAAGGCCGGGGCGTATGGGCCGTGCCCGCCCCCGGCGGCGGCTCTGGGATCGGACGGGCCCGGGGCAAGCTGGAGATTCCCCAGGCCCGCCCACAGTTGCCCGTCCCCGGCCTCCGCCCACCCGTGGCGGTCGTCGGCGCCGGGCGGGTGGAGGGTCACCTCGTCGGGGGCGAGCAGAACATGGCCGGGCATCATGGCGTCTCGCATCGGTTCGCCTGCCACCAATCGAGCTCCCACCAGCAGGGCGGGCCCTCCTCGATGGCGACCCGGACCCGCACCGAGGCGAGGGAGCCGCGCATTCCGCGGAGCCACTCGGCGCGGGCCATCGCCAGGGCGAATTGGCCGCCGGGGTTGGAATAGGTGACCGATTGGCTCCCGGTGGCGACCTGGATAACGCCGGCCTCGGTGGGCAAGGTGGCGGCCCAGGTTTCCCACATGAGCGCCGCGGCCAGCCACGGGTCGCAATCGCCCACGGCGGCGGCGATTTGCTGGGCGGTGGCAAGTGGGAGGCCGCCCTCGACCGGGGGGTCGAGGGGCGGCGCCCACAGTTGCCACAGAGGGATCACGTCGAGGAGCTCCCGGAGGGCCTCGACGCGCGGGCGGTGCGGCTGGCCTCGGCCTGCCGGGCCCGCACGGTCGCGGAGCCGGGCGTAACGGTGCCCGTGTCGCCGGAAGCCGCGGGGGCGCACCGCTCGGGGCCGCCACCGATGGTCGTCACGGCGAAGGGGGTCGCCCCCTCGGGGCACCTCCGGGTGACGGGCCGCACGGCGGCGAAGCCGAACCGGGCCCACACCTTAAGGGCGCTCATGTTGTCCTGCCAGCCGTTAATCAGGACATTTCCGGCATTGTCGACAATCACCGCATTACGGTTCAAATCGAACCGGATGTCCTGCCTCACACCGACGAAGGCGTAGCGCCAGTTACCCGTGAAAAAATCGGGCTCGGTCGGCGTAAAGGGCATGTAGACGATGCGGTAGCCGAACAGGGAGCTCACCTCGCGGCCGTCGATCGTGTCGCAACCGCAGAGGAGGGCGCCGTCGCTATCGCGCATGTTCCGCAGGGAACCGCGCACGCTGATATCGGCGGCCGACCCGGTGATCCCGAGGCCGGATACCTCGACCGCCTGGAAAGCGGCGTTGATCGTGTCGACGTGGTCGGAGCCGGAGGGCACCACGGCGGCGAGGGCGGCCAGGCCGCCGGGCGGGAAGCTGGGCGGCGCGTCGAGGCCGAACAGGACCGCGTCGTCGAGGGCAACCGCGATGGCCTCCGAAAGGAGCGGCCGGGCGTACGCCCAGAGGTCGATCGACGAATCGTCCAAGATCGCGTCGGGGATCGCCACGATAGCGGCGACCTCCTCCGCGACGAGCTCCTCCCACGAGAGTTTCAGGTCGGTGTAAGGCTTCCGCCCGCCGGAGTTCGCGGTCCACCCGGCGCGCGGGAAGGTGGCCGGTACTGGCATCCTCTCGACCTGGGTGCCCATGGGTACCCGGTTCGCTAGCTGGAGGACCGACGACTGTTGCGTGGCCTCCTGGATAATTTGCATCGAGTAGCGGGCCGGGATCATGTTGGAAAAATCGGCGCCGGGCGGGACGCCGACGTGGCTAGTGCCGCCCGGGTGCCCGGGAAAATCGGTGACGGTCATCGGGGCCAAGCCTCCACTCTGGGAAGGGGTATCGAGTGAAGGGGCGTTTACCGGCGCCTGCCCGCCGGGCCTCGCATCCCGCTATCGCCCGGCCGCCCCGGAGCCTCGCGGCCCCGGCCTGCCCGTTGGCATCCCGCCGCGGGGCATCGAGGCCCACGCTACACCTCTGGGCGGCGGTGACAACCTGTAACCGGCGGCGATCACGGACGGTGATAGTTCGCGCGGCCTCTGGCGTCGGCGCCTAGGTGGGGGATAGCCTGCCCAGACCGCCCGGTGTCGCTTAGGCGTTCACGACGCGGCGGTACGGCGAAGGAGTGGCCCGTCCCCTAGCCGAGAGTCACAAGTGGGCCACGCCGGGCGGTGGTTGCTCACCGCTTCCAACAATTCGGAACCTACTACTACCGGAACCGAACAGGCCAGGATACCCCTACTACCCCCCGAGGCAAGCGGGGTCTCCTGGCCGCCCGGCGGAAATTACTACGGACAGTGAATAGGGCCTAGGCGGCCCCAGGAGCCACGCTCCCGGCCTTACCCCCCTAACTGGGGTGGTTACATAGGCCCGGCGCTGGCCGGGATTTTCCCAGGCCAGAGGGCCCGCCGAGGGGCCGCGGCGGAGGGTGCCCGGCCCTCCCCAGCGTAGGCCGGGCCCCCCGTTCGTTACGCCCCGTGGCGGCCCTAGGCGCCGCGGCGGGCGGCGATGAGCCGGGGGTCGGAGTCGTAATCGTGTTCGGCCAGGTCGACCTGGCCGAAGTATGCGGCGGCCGGGGAGTAGAGGAGGCCATACGCCTCATAGAACGGGGTGTCCTTGTCGACGCGGTCGGCCAGGAATTCCCAGCGCCGTACGATCGCCTGGGCGGCGTTGCGGAAGGTGATCGCGTCGGCCTGCAATTGCTGGGCTAGCTCCTCATTGACGCCCAGATCGGACGCGGGTGTGGTCATGCGCTCATCCTCTCAACTTGTGCCAGGCCCCGGCCGACCAGACCTCGGAGCGGGGCATGGATAGGGCTACCCACTGATTGCCGGAGCGGACGAACGCGGGGAGCTCGCCGCCGGAGGGCGGCGCGGGCGGCGCCACATAGGCCACCGAAAAGGCCATGGCCCGGGTCGGGGAACCGCCGGTCCACCGGATGATAATTCCCTGGGCGGCGAGCGATGCCGACCGCATCCATGCGGCGGCCGGCACCGGCCGCCCGGTCGGCCCCCACGCCGAATTGAGCAGCACGGCGGGCACGTCGGCGGAACCGGCCGAGGCGGCCGACCCTAGCTGGGCAAGCTGGACGAGCGCGGCGGTGGCCGTCAGCGGCGCGAGGTTGGCCAGGGCGGTCGTCGAGGTTTGCCCGCCCGCAGCGTAGGGGCTGGGGCTCTGGGCCTCGATGGTGGAGTCGGGCACCGCGACCACGAACAGGGTCCGGGTAGTGTTCGCCCCGGCCCAGGCCGCGGTGACCGTGGCGCCGATCGGCAGGGGCGCGGTGGGCCCGCCGCCGGGGCCGCCGGTCTGCCCGTCGCAAATCCACCAGGAGGCTTGCGGGGTGGCGCCGGCGTCGGCCTCGGCGGCTTTGCTGTAAACGTTCCCGGCCGAATCGGTGACGGCGGTGGAAGCGCCGGCGGAAAGCAAGAGGTTGGACCCGACCAGGCAGATTAGCGACGACCGCGCCGCCACCGGGCCCAGGACGGTGCCAGCCACCGGGGAGGCGGTGGACGCGAGGTTCACCTCGACGGCCAGGAAAGGGTCGCCGTTGCTCACGGGAAGCTGGCCCCGCCGGGCGAGGGGCCGAGGTCCTCCACGGTGACGACGACGCCCTGGGAACCGGCCCCGGTGAAATCGGGCCGGTACGTGCCCCCGGTGGCCCAGAACCGGGCGGAGAATTGATAGCTCCCGGCGGCCATGGTGCCGGTCCACTCGGCCCACAGATTCCAGCGCTGGTCGATCGTGGTCGCCGTGACCGCGGTTGCGAAAGACAGTTGCACCCCGGCGCGGGCGACCGCCATCCATAGGATTTGCTGGGGGGCGGCGTTGGCCGTAAATCCGCAGTTGGCCGTGAAGGCGCGGACCCGGTAAATCCGCCCGGCCTGGCAGGCCACGGCGGGCGTCTGGGCGAAGTCGACGGCGGCGGCGAAGCTGGTCGCGGTGCGGGTGGCCTGGTCGCTCTGGATCGCTCGGGCCAGGAGGCCCTGGGGGCCGGGCGGGAGCGGCGCCGAGGAGTCGGCCCACACCTGGCCCTCTACCGGGGAGGGCGGCGGCGCCGGGCCGACGAACACGGGCGGCCCCGGAGCTCCGGGAGCTCCGTTCGTGCCGTTGGTGCCGGGGGTGCCGGGGTTGCCCTGGGGGCCCTGGCCCCCGGTGGCGCCGGGGGTGCCTTGCTCACCCTGGGCACCTTGCGGGCCCCGGATATTCATAAGGAGGGTGGCCATCACGCGGCCCCGGCGAGCTCATATACGTCGCCGTTAACTGTATTCAAATACAGGTCCCCGGCGATCGACCCGCCGATCGGCTCCTGGGGAGCTCCGGCGCCGGTAAACCATCCCTTGCCGCGGGGGCCGGTGGCGCCGGGCGCGCCGTCCTGGCCGTTGGTGCCGTTAGTGCCGTTAGTGCCCGGCTCGCCTTGCGGGCCACGCTCACCGGGCGGCCCCTGGATAGGGCCGATGTTCGTCCAATCGGCCCCGTCCCATTGCCACCCGTCGCCGTCGATCAGGTAAACATCGCCGGGCGCCGGGTCGACGATGAGCGCGAGGTTGGCCTCGGAGGGCTCTAGCTGGTCGGGCCACGCTTTGATCGACACGCCCATCCCGGGCGGGCCTTGCGGCCCCTCGGGCCCGGTGGCCCCGGTGGCGCCGGGCGCGCCGTCCTGGCCGTTGCTGCCGGGCGCGCCGTCCTGGCCGGGTGCGCCCTGGGGGCCCCTGATATTGCCGACTAGAGTGGCGATGGTAGCCCCCTAGGGTATGGTGGCACGCGGCCACCGGCCGCTACTCCTGACACGAGGCCCTCCTTACACGAGCGCGGTAACGGGGGCCCTCCCGGCCCCGGCGAACGCCGGCGCCGGGCTGGAGCAGGCCCATACATTGCCGTTGGTGGTATCCAGCCAGAAATCGAAGTCGCCGCAATACCCCTCCGGCGGGCCCTCCGCGGCAAACCACCTCGACGCCGGGCCGGGCGGCCCT